TAATGAGTGATGTTAAAGAAAGTGAAGTTGAATTTGGAGACGCTGTGTCTTTACATTTCACTCATAAATTTTAAGAGTTTATAATTATGGCTGGGAGACTATTCGACAAGCTTGAACAAGAAGCATTCAGAGCTGGTATAGCCGCTCGAACAAAAGCTTCAATGGATTGGTTTCGATCCACAGTAAGTAACAGAAAAGTCTCTCGAGCCGCTTTGATTGGTGATGGTCCGACACGATCAAGACAAGTATATGGATCTATGTATAATTTTCAATATGATCCTAAGACAAAACAAACATTACCATACTATGATAGGTTTCCGTTATGTATCCCTGTTCAGAAAGCCAAAGGTGGTTTTTATGGACTTAATTTACATTACTTACACCCTTTAATTAGGGCCCAATTTTTAGATGAGTTATACGACATTACGAACAACGACAAATACGATAGAACAACAAAGATGAAGGTAACTTATCAACTGTTAAAGAGTTCATCAAAGATGAGATTCTTTAAACCTTGTTTAAAACATTATTTAAGTGGTCACATACAATCACCACTGTTATTAATAGAACCAGCTGACTGGGAAATAGCTATCTTCTTACCAACAGAATCATTTAGAAAAGTTGATAAGAATACAGTCTGGAATGAGAGTAGGAGTAAATTTTAATGAACATAAACAGATTTCTGAATCATATGGATTCTATGGGTAGAAAAGATAGATTTAACATAGAGATTCGTGGACCACAAAATATCAGAAGTAGAGGTCTTAGATGTACAGCTGTAACAACACCAGGTAAAACTATATTAACAACTGGTAAGAATTATGGTGGTGCTACACCAGAGAGACCATATGTAACAGGTGTAGAATACGAAAATAAAATTACAGCTACATTTATGTTAGATACTACATTTGAAGATAAACAACTATTTGAACTCTGGCAGGGTTATATGTATGACGAAGCTTACAATCTTCAATATCCTGATAAGTATCATGGTTCTGTTAAGATAGATCAATTAGGTGTTGACAATATACCATTGTATTCAGTAGAATTACACGAAGCATTTCCTTCTATGGTATCTGGTGTAGGGTTCTCAGCTAGTGAACCAGCAGTACAAACATTTGATGTTGAGTTTTCATTTAGAACTTGGAGTTCTTCATTCGAAAATTCACCAAGTGGATTACTAGGTGGATTGTTCAATAAGAAGATGAGAAAGATAAGATCAAGACTTGATAAAAAAGTAAATGATAAGTTGTTCGGTTAGAATGACTAAATAGATATATAATATTATGAGGAAATAAATTATGGCGTTACCAGTACTTGACACACCTAAACATAGTTGTGTCTTACCATCATCTGGTGAAACAGTCACTTATAGACCGTTTCTAGTTGGTGAACAAAAAGTGTTATTAGTAGCACAAGAATCAGAAAACACTAATGAACAAATTAGTGAAATGATTAGATTGATTGATATATGTTGTGATGATATAGTGGCTAAGGATTTAGCTACTATTGATTTAGAATATTTATTTCTACAATTAAGAATTAAATCAGTTGGTGAAACAGCTGATGTACAAATGGAATGTGATCATTGTAACGAACTTAATAAAGTTGTAGTACAATTAGAACAAACCATTGTAAAAGAACCTGAACAAGTAGTAGATCATGTAGTTAAAGTTACAGATACTATTAGTATAGATTTAAATGTACCGAGTTATCAAGTTGTTAATTCAGTAAATTTAAACGATTCAGAGGACCCAAGAGTAATTTTTGAAGTTGTAGCTAAATGTATTAATTCGATTATTGACGGAGATGAGATTCATACTAGAGATGATTTCTCTGATAAAGAACTAATGAGTTTCTTAGACAGCATGTCTTTAGATATGTTCGAAAAGATTCAAGCGTTCTTTGTTAATGTCAAAACATTGAGAATTAATGGAAGTTATGATTGTGAAAAATGTAAAGAGAATAATTCATACGAATTAGTGGGAATCGGAAATTTTTTCGGTTAGCCCTCTCTCATGAAAGTCTATATAATTTAATTCATACAAACTTCGGTTTAATGCAACATCATAAGTACAGTTTAACAGAACTGAACAATATGATACCCTGGGAGAGGGAAGTATATGTTCAACTTCTAATGAAACATTTAGAAGAAGAGGAGCAAAGACAAAAAGCTCACGAACAAAAAATGAGGAGATAACAATGAATAATCCAAGTGGACAATTTCATGGAGATATGGACAGAAACGAGGTCGAAATTGATCTTAAAAAGTTTATGGCTATGGTCTCTGAGATCGGAGAATTAAAACAAGAGATATTTGAACTAACACAAGAAGACAGAAAGAACCCATGGCAGAAATGGGTATTCGCTGCTAAGACAATAGATGCTTGGAGAATTATACCAAGAGCCTTCTTAGGTATCTATATGTACTTACTATACTATGCAACATTCTGGTTTATGGATTTAACTGATCCAACACTAGAACAATCAGGTTTAATATCTGTATTAGTAGGAGCAGGAGCAGCTTGGTTTGGGTTGTACACATCTAGTGCAGCTAAAGAACACGGCGACGCTAACCCTAACTAGGAATAACACATGGCAGAAGCTGTAGCAGACAATATACTCTTAAAGATACAACAAGAAGCTTATAAGAGTAAAGAAGCTAGTGAACATCACGAATCACTATCTGAAAAATTATCAGGGATGCTTATGGGCACCGATGATATGAAGACAGCTTTTGTCAAGGCTGCTGAAGAAGAAGCCGCTGCTCAAATAGAAAAAAGTAAAAAAGACGAAGCTGAAAAGAAAGCTAAAGAAGAAGAAGCCGCCGCTCAAAAGAAAAGAGACCTTATGGCTATGTCTAACTTTGAACAGTTAGGATTAGCATTAAAATCTCAAAGTTCTAAATTAGGTGATGCTCTTAAAGAAGACTTCAAACAAATTACTGGTGGTCTGAGTCTTATCGCTGAGGCACCAGGTGTTAAATCTATTCTAGCAATCGTTACTGCTATAGGTGGAACTCTAGGTAATCTATTATTAGTTAACATTAAAAATAGTGGTATTCTTGGTAGTGCTATTAGTGGTATGATAGCACAAAAAGAAGATGGTACTATTGACTATAAAGCGACCATGGATAATGTTAAAGAAAAGTTTAATCCATTTAGTGGTAAAAAAGATAAGAAAGAGAAGAAACTTAAAGCCGATGGTTCACCAGATAAAAGATTTTCTGAGAATAAATCATTCTTAGAAAAGATGAATGAGAATACTAATAAAAGATTGAAAGGTGCTGGTGAAGACTTTAAGAAACTTGGAGAAGGTCTAAAAGATCCAATGGGTTCTCTTAAAAAAATGAGTGGTAGATTTACAGGTGGTCTTAAAAATGCTGGAAAATCTATGGCTGGTATAGCTAAGAGTCTTGGTACTGCTATGGTAAGAGTAGTTGTAGCAGCAGGTTCATTCATAGCTGGATTAGCAGCATCAGCTGTATCTATGTTAATAGCGGCTGCACCTTTATTACTTAAAGCAGCATTGATAGGTCTTCTCGTAGCTGGTCTTGTATTCATTGGTTTCTATGTTTATAAAAAGTTCATGGAAAACAAAGATTATATCATGGCTAAGTGGCAACAAATTTCAGAAGGATTTGGTATAGTAATGGATCAATTAGTTCTATGGAAAGATAAAGCTGTAACATTTCTTAGTAATACATTTAAGTCTATATGGTTAGGATTAAAATCACTCTTCGCAACTGTCATGACAGGTCTTGAAAATGGTATCAACATGGTTATCAAAGGTATTAATAAACTGATACCTGGTGAGAAATATGACTTAGATCCTGTAGACATTGGTGCAGGAGCTATGAGACAAAAGGTTGATGAAGAAAAAGCAGCCTTTGAAGTTGAGAAAGCTGGTCAAGCAGAAGAATTCGCTGCTAGAGAAAAAGACATAGCTGATAGAAAAGCTTCGAACACAATGGACAAACACATGGGTAATAATGTTATCCAACAAAATACTACTGTTAATGAAGGTAGTAAAGACACCACAATAGTACCGTCAGGTACAGAACCTCAAGATTCATTCGCTAGTAATATGGCGTTAGCCCAATAGAAATTAGTGTAAAAGATGGCCCCTCTGTCCCGCCTCTAATACCGATATCTCCTGCCGCTTTAGATATCTTTCCTCATTGAATGTTAAGAATCCCCATTCTCAACCGTCCCACTAACTCTGAACATGAGTTAGTTCAAGCTCTGACACGAAGAGCTCTTCCCTTATTTAGATTAGGTTATAGTATTTATAACTCTATTACTGGTCGTTAGCAAGTTTTTCAAAATAACTAATAGTTGTATCACTACTGTCTTCTGAATTACTTACTGGTGCTGGTGTATCAGCCCAAGGTGTCTCTTTCGCTGTTGCAGAAGAAGCTGATGTATTATCATCTGCTATTGTTTCTGCTGTCGCTGTAGATACTTCAACTCCACCCAAACCTAACGCTCTGTCTAATTGAGCTTTCAGATCATCATAAGATTTGAATTGATCTGGAGCAATTAGTTCTGCTAGAGAATGTTGTTTGTTGTAGATACCTTCTAAAACAGAATCGTCTTCTGAGATAGGAGAAGGATTCGCGAACTCTGATTTATCATAGTTCCAATATCCATCTACTTTTCTGACTTTAAGTTTAAAGTCTGCACCTTCCCACATATCAAACGGATTGATAGGTTTCTCATCTTCGAACTGAGGTTGCATTACATCTTTGACTTTCTCAAAGATTTTTTTACCGAAACGATAAAGCATTACTTTACCTTC